GTAATGAACCACCAGTTGAAGCATAGTTATTTGTAACTTCAATAAATTCATTTAAAACATATTCTGATGTAGATATATTATATAAAAATTCATCTTCTGGCTGTGTTATTTTACCAGCACCAACATTACCATCTGGACCAGCACATTCAAGAAGTTTTACTGTTATAACATCATCTGATGTTGGGACTTTTCTCATACTTGAAAATTCAATAACATATTTCTGATATTTGTTATATCTAAGCATATATGCTTCATCAATGGTTGATAATCCAGATATATCATCATAAAAATCTGAAACTCTCGTCCATATAACATCATTTACGGATACTTGAACAGATGGATAGTCATTATCTAAATCATCATCATAGTCAAATTTTAAACTTGGTAAATATAGTTTATTATCAACTAAATCTGTTCCATTATATGTATATGTTGTAATAATACCCTGTCGAATAGGCACTTTAATAGTATAAGGAAATGAAGCTGTAGCTGGTATAGTTTCAGTAGTATCAACAATAGTAGCGAATTTTATTGTATCACCATTTTCATCTTTTTCATCAGGGCATTCAATTTCTTTCCAAGCTGGTATTTTTACTTGATGGCCCCCGGTGATAGTTTGTGATGTGGTATCAGCAAATATACTAACTGTTAAAGTAGTTGAACTACCACGATAACCTTGTGGATAATATCCTCTAAGAGAAGCAAGCATATGTGTTGGTTCATATGCGTCTGATGTATCAATATAACAGTTTTTTGCTACTCTATTGATATAATAAGTTGTTAATGCACCAAGATAACAAATAAGCTCCATAATAACTGTTATATTAGCACCTTCAAGATTATAATCTCTAAATGTAGTATCAGCAGCAAGAAGATTTTTTAATCTTTCCTTCATTGTTGGAAAATCCATTTCAAGATATTGTGGTATGAGAGTATTTGTAGCCATTATATTATCTCCTATGATTGTTTCAAAACAAAGCTTATATTTCCAAATCCAGCGTCACCAATACCAGCTATATGAAAAGATATAGTAATATTATATTGATAATTATCCATATCTGGAGCAACATTAACATTATCTATAACCATACGATATTCCCATGCCATTATTTCAGAATATATAATATTACCTATTCTTCTAGCTGTAAAAGTATCAATAGGTTCAAAAAGCAACCAGTTTAAATCAGCGCCAAAATATGGCAACATTCGTCTTGTCCCTTTTGAAGTTTGTAGAATATTTTTTATACTATTTTTGATAGCCTCAATATCAATGTCTTTTATTAAATCACCATCTCGGCCTCTTTCAAAACTAATATCTACATCAGCATATACATAATTTAGTGCCATAATATTATCCTATATATACATTAGAACTGCCTGAAGTAACTGTTGCACCACAAGACAAACTATCACCATACCTACCTATTGATTTCCCATTAGCATAAACAGTTGATGAACCAGCAGTAATATAAGGATTACTGTGTGTATCATCACCAATAACATGATTTTGCCATGCATCTCCCTGTCTAATAACAGCTTTACTGTTTACATAAACATTTGGGCTTTTAGCTGATGTTGATCCACCATGACTATTAGAACTTCCCTCTATACATACTTTTTGTGATGCCATTATGGGTTTATATCAACTCGAGCACCTTTAATAATAACATTTCCAGTAGCTTCAATGCTTATATTACCACTAGCAGTTACACTCAAGTTTCCTCCTAATATTTCTGTTTTATCTCTAACACCCGTTATATTTATATTACCATTTTTATCAATAAGTATTGTTGTTCCACTTTTATGATAAACATTTATTCTTTCATTTCCAGATGTGCTATCAAATTCTATATAGTGCCCACCATGAACTGAAAGAACTACATTATGTGGATATGTTCCCGATGCTGTGTTCCAATCATATGATCCTATTTTATTTGGATAAACACCATCTGGATCATTGAATCCTTTTGATTTATCAGGTGCTGTTGTTGGTTTTGCTGGAGCACTTCCAAAATATCGTGGTTGTAAGATGTTTCCACCTTCAAAAAATACAAATACATGACTTCCTTGTAATGGAACACCAAATAATCCATATCCAGATACAGAACCTTCTATAAGGCCCAATACTGGTTGAGCCCAAGGAAGTGAATCTGTTGATATATCATTGAGATTATCACTGTGAATCCCAAATATTCGTATTTTACACCTACCAGCTCCTTGTGGGTCTTTATTATTTTCAACAACACCTCGATAAATTCCTTCAAGTTTTTCTTTAGGTTGTTTAAAATCATTAAGATTACTTTTCATCTTCCTATTTCCAATCCTTTCTTATCAGATATTCTTTGTTTACCTGTTTGAGTTTTCATATATCCTTTATATTTTGAACTAGTATAAGCAGATGTAACTAAAGTCATTTTTTGTTGATAAAATGGTGATGTTGATGGTTTAAAATAATGTGTTATTGACTTTATCATCCATAATCCATTAAGTTCTCTATTCAATATTTCATCAGGATTTGAACTTTCCCATAAAAGATCAACCATCATTCCGGGGTATCTTCTTTCATTTCCTCTAACAGTTATTATACATTGCAACTGTGTTAAATATCTTCTTATGAAATCATGAACTGCTATATTTTTCAATATTTTTTCATCACAATCTCCATCATAATCATATTTAACTGTATCATCACTAATATCTGGAAATAATGTAGCACCACCCAATAAAGTAAATCCTTTTAGCATTTTACTATAATCATAAGTAAAATCAATTACTGATTTGTTCATAAAATCAAATCCCATCTTGTGCCCACCTTTTAAACCAACCAATGCTTGTTTATCTGGTGGTAAAAGTTCCCATGATAATATTTTACAATCATCAGTATCATCAGAAGAAATAAATTTATATGTTTTTCTAACACCATATATATCTTTTTCAACATTTTCTGATCTAAAAAGATTTTCTAATGTAATAAAACAAGCCCCTTTAGATGTATTATAAAAAGCATATCCAGGCAATTTAGTTTCTTTACCAGAACATCTTTTCATCAACCATCTTATAGCTTCAAGTGGTGTCCAATTCTGCATCACGAAAGCTGGTATATTTCCCGCTTTTGTATCGTCTATTTTTTCGTTTGATTCCTCAAATTTGAAGAATTTTTTAATACCAATCATATTTTTACATATATCTTTTACTATATCTGATAGTCTTGTTCCAGAACTCCAACCTTTGCTATATTTTTTAGTTGTTAATGAAAAAAATATAGGATCAACTAATAACATTTCAACTACTGCATCTTTTGATTGTCCCAACTGTGATACGGGAGATACAGTATGGCTAAAAATTTGTAAAGTTTTTCCTTCTTTATCTTTATCTTCACCATAAGTAAATGTTATAATTTCGTTGCCAGTTATTGGTGCTAATTCTACAACTCCTTTTCTATCTCTAATCGTTAATGAACCAATCATTGCTGGTAAATACAAATCTTCAACAAAGTAAAATTCTACAATATCAGATCCATCAATAACCATTGAATCATTTATTGTTATTTGTATAACTTTTTCATTTATTTCGCTGTTATCAAGAGGCATGTTCTTCAGCCCTCAATCTTATTTCTCTTACAACTGTTGTTATCAAATCTTTTTTCATTATTTTAATGTTTTTACCGGGATATATTTCTTCAAATGGATTAATTATGTCATTCATCAGGCAATTAACCCACCATAATTCAACACTATCATAAAAATTGAACGCTATATTTTCCCACCATTCTTCTTCATCAGCTTCAAAAGTTTCATAATACTGCATATCATTTTTAACATTTTCATTTATTGTATATGTTCTAAAAATATTAAGCATGTATGTTTTACCATCTTCATCAAGTTGTATTGGAAATAAATTTATAAACGATGATGTCGGTACAAATAAATCAGTAATATCTTCTATTGTTTTATCATTTATTTCTTTTACTGGCATAAATATACTCCAAATTAATTAATAAATATCATGAGAAGGATCATAATCATATGTTGTTACTTTTTTACAACTTTCTGGAAAATAATTTATATCCCAATTAGGATCAAGTTCTTCAAATGTTAAATGTAATTCTGCTGACATTGGATAACCATTAGGATAAGGCCCTCGATAAGTAGCTTGTACATTTTTTAAAACCATTGTATCAATACTAATAAAATCTGTATCTATACCACCATCATATACGCTTTGAATCGAAAAAACATATGGTGGTGTTACTTCTGCTATTGATTTTGCATTTTTTGTATATGGACTATCTGGAATTCCGGGTGTTGATAAATATTGTAATAATCTTACCGGATACACAATATCACTAATAGCGTAATCACTCTTATCGGTAAATAATTGAAAAATAAAATCATATAATCTTCTTGATGAATTTTTATATACTAGTGGTGAATCAACTCTATTTGTTGAAACATTAGCATTCATTCCCAGTCTTGTAAAAGAATCAATAGAAGCAGCTGGATTTTTTGCTGCTTTTGCTATGGCTTTATAAGCAGCATCAGCAGTTTCTTTCATTCCACTTCCCATAGCTGTTTTTAACCCTTTAACAAGTTCTGTTTTCAAAGCACTATTTTTTATACCTTTTAGTTCTTGTTCTATTTTATTAACGAATCCAGCTTTATCAGCTAACCTTGATGCTAAACTATCATATGCTTCCCAAGTATGTGATATTGGTTCTTGTATTTCATTAGGTGCTATAAAATAAAGAATGTATGTATAATATTGTGGATCACGTTCAATTTTTTTACCCATACGATTTCTTGAATTAGCAGATAAATTCAAAAATTTATATGCTGTCAACCTTATTGATACTCTTCCTCTGTGAAATTCTTCTGATGGAAACCACATTGGATTAAATACTGCAGAAGGCTTTATTAATGATGGTGAATTTGTTGGAACATCAATAGGTTTTTTTTCTTTTTTCTTTTTTGGATTTTTAGCATTTTTTTTACCGGTAACAGATGTAATTTTCCAATATCTATTACCGTTAGAATCATAATCCCAATGTCCAATACTTTCATAATTCTTAGTGCTATTCCCTCCAATAGCACTTCCAATTCCACCTTCAATTCCGCTTATCATATAAAATTCCCCTCTTAAGCTGAAGCCAGTCCCATAGCTGATCCTATATATCCCATTCCTGATGTTATAAGATCACTAAGAGTTGGTATTGGACTTTGTGGTGATGTTCCAGCATTACTTATATTAGTATTTGATGATCCACCTTCACTTATACTACTTATATTAAATCCTGGCTTGGTTTTTTCTAATTCTTTTTCTTTTGGCTTTATTGCATTAACTTCAGCTATATCAAGATTTTTTGATGCTTCATCTAAATTAAAAAGATTTTTACCAACCATGCTTTCCATTCCACCTTTTAAATCTATTGGATTAAATGATGAAAATGCTCCAGTAATTTTATCAGTAAAACCAGAAGGAATCATTCCTTTTGCAGTATCAACAATAGAATCAAATAGTCCTTTTTTACCAGTCATATTTTTAATAGCTTTCATTTCTGGTCTTTCACCTATTGCTGATTTTGCACTAGATTCAATATTTTTCCCTATACCAGTTAGTTCTTTACCAAAATTTATTTCACCTATTGCTGATTTTGCACTAGATTC